ACTCTAACGTTTTTAGCTTTCTTTCCTTTACCTTTTATAGCTCGTTGGCTAGGTCCTTCTAATTTCCCTGTATCTTGTCCTACAAAATTTCCATGCCCTAAGTTATCATATTTTTGATCAGCTAAATAAAATTCAGGTTTTTTAAATAATCCTTGCTTTGATTTTACTATAGGGAGTTCTTCACCTCCACCATAACTCCTCATTTTTACTTTTGGTTTTCTATGTTTTTTACCCATATCTATACTATTATAACAATATCTTGTTCTTTTATTACTGTGAATTTTTCGTCTTTTATTTCTATAGTAAATCCAGCATGTCTATCATAATAAACGTTGTCACTGTCTCCAACCATTTTAACATCGTCTCCTACAGTAACTACTTTAGCTAACCTGTATCGGATATCTTCTCTTTGTGCTTCTGCTAAAAGTAAACCACCTTTAGTTTTTGTTTCTGTTTCCTTTACTGGAAGAATAACTACATTACGTCCTACTGCTTTCATGCTCTTAAATTATTAATAACACAATCAGTGGATAATATAGTGGTGGCTACTGAAGCCGCGTTCTTAAGTGCGCTTTTAGTAACAAGTAGTGGATCTATTATTCCGGACTTTACCATACTTACCGTTTTACCTGTAACCACATTTAATCCTCTTCCTTTTACTTTTGGAGCTTCATAATCAGTTATACCAGCATTTTCTAATATAGTGTTATAAGGAGCTTTAATAGCTGCTAATAACACTTCCTCTGATATAGACTTAGGAACTATTGCATCTGCTGCGTTTAACAGAGCAATTCCTCCTCCTGGCACTATGCCTTCTTTGATCGCGGCTTTTGTAGCACATATAGCATCTTCAACTCTATCTCTCTTCTCTTTTAATTCAACTTCTGAATTAGCACCAACCTTCACAACAGCTACTTTAGCTAACAATCTAGCTAATCTTTTTTCTAATCTTACAACTAAATTAGGGTTAGATGTTTCTTCTATTTGAGTTTGTAATTGTTTTATAACTTCTAATACTTCTTCAGGAGTATCTTCTATTTGAATTATAGTTTCTTCTCTATCACTAATAGCTCTTAAACACTCTCCTAGATGTTCTGGTTGAATTAAATCCATATCATCACCTAAATCTTCGTTTATCACCGTAGCGCCTGTAAGCATTGCTAAATCATCTAATGTGTCCTTCTTGTTAACACCAAATGTAGGAGCATCTATAACATTAACTTTTATATTACCTTTAACTCTATTCATAGCTAGTGCAGTCATTACTTGTGGATCTACGTCTGCTATAATTAATAAAGCTCTTCTAGTTTTAATAACATGTTCTAATACACCTTGTATCTTTCGTATGTTATCTACTTGGTTCTCTATTATTAATACTAAAGGATTTTCTAACTCCGCTGTACCTTTATCCTTATTAGTTACAAAATGACTATTCTGTATACCTTTGTCATATTGAACACCCTCTATTCTTTCTACTATAGTTTCTGGATCTTCATGTGTTTCCATTATAACTATACCTGTCTCATCAACAGCTTTAAATGCTTGACCTATGAGTTGGCCTAGCTCACGGTCGTTATTGGCTGATATGGTAGCTACTTGTTCGATTCGATCACCCTTCACAGTCGAAGAGTTCTTTTCAAGGTATTGCACTACTTTGTTAACAGCCAAATTAATTCCTTCTTTTAATTCTCGCGGCGATTCCGATTTTATCACTTTATATGCTTCTTCTAATATAGAGTGTGCTAAAACCGTGGCAGTCGTCGTTCCGTCTCCTGCTTCTGTAACTGTTTTTCTTGCCGCTTCTTTTAGTAACTTAGCACCCATGTTTTCCACTGGATCTAATAGTATAACACTATTTGCTACTGTTACCCCATCTTTAGTTATCTGCGGATTACCTGCAGCGTCTTCTAAGATGACACACTTGCCGCTAGCCCCTAATGTGGAGCTAACAGCTTTAGTGAGTTTTTCTATTCCTTCGAATATTTTATCTTTCGCATCTTCCCCGAAGTTAAGATGCTTTACAATTGTCTCGCTCATTGGATTAAATTAAATTAAATTGGTTTTTTTACTTAAATGTTTTGACTACTTTTGGTCCTTTAAGGAATTCTAGTTTTTTAGTATAATGTTCCACTGATCCATCTATAGCAGATTCTGCACCTTCTATAGTTTCTCTTCGTGTAACATCCACCCATGTGTTTTCATCATCTGGGTGTTTATACTCTGTTTGGTAAAATCCATTTGGTAGTTGTACTATTCTCCAGTTGGCTTTCTCGGCAACATGGTTCCAAAGGTTAATCATATCTTGATTAGGGTGTGATTGTGGTGTACTACTCCACGAATTAGTACGGGTGTATAAAAACGTCATTGTTTGGTTTTTAGTTAAACGTTTGGTTATTTATACTATCACTTGATAGTTTGGTTATCTACTGGTGTAGAAATATTTTATTGATATAGAACGCAGCAAGGTCTTAAAGCATCAGTTGCTACTTCTTCCATACCATTTAGAGTACTAGGTAGAGGAGGTATACCTGTTGCGGTAATAGCTAGATTAGCATCTACTAATCTTCCATTTATACATAATAACTTATCCCCAGCAGATTGAGCAAAAGCCATTATAACGTTTTGCCCTTTAGTTAAATCTAAATCTCCAGCACTAACAGGACTTAATGGTACTTCTACGATACCATCCGCAGTTGGTGTAACTGTACCATCTCCTAGTTTTGTAGCTGCTGCTAGATTACTAAGTACTCCACTATATATACCTACTGAAAAGCTAGACGCTCCACCAGCAACATCTACGTATATTTTTGCTTTATTAGCTGTGAAGTCTTCTGGAACTACTACTTGGTAAAAATGTGCAATCGCTGATGAACCTGTAAATGCTTGTCCTTGGGCAAAATTTAATATGTCCCATCCATTAGCTGTTCCAGCAGCAGTACTGGCAAATGTTATCTCTGTTGCACTATTTCTAGTTAATGTCATGTTTGCTCCAGCAGTGAACTGTATAGTAGTATCTGTACCTACTGAAGCGTCTAAAGTTAAATCTACATTTGCGCCATCTGTAGCAGCCGACATAGTGTAAGTAGTGTCTGTGTCAGTTGGTGTTACCCAAGTACCGTCTCCTCTTAAAAATGTAGAAGCACTTCCACCAGTTGGAACGTGTCCTACATTAGTAGTGCCTGCATACGCCATTGGTTGTATTGTAACTAAACCTGTAGTAGGTGTTACAACTGTTGCTGTACCTGAAGAAGTACCTGCTGCTATACCGCTTACCGATGTAACTGGTGCTGTTGGAGATGCTTGCCAGCTTGGTGCAACACCTGGACCATTAGAGGTAAGTACATGTGTAGAAGTTCCTGCGGTTAATTTCGCTAATGAAGTGGCTGTATCTGCATAAAGTAAATCTCCTATAGTTCCCGCGAAACTTGTTGTTATAGTACCAGTGGTAGTTATAGGATTTGGACTAGCTGCGAATGTAATTCCACTACTAGCGCCTAAATTATTAGCTGTTGCTACACTAGTTACAGTCCCTCCACCGGGGACTAAAGCCCCAATTAAGTTAACTAAACTCTGTACTGTACATTGTCTTGTTGCTTTAGCTGGATTTGTCTCTGAAACATCGGAAATTATTATTAAATCGTCTGTTGCGGGAACTGCTGTAGGGTATGTATATATTATAGGCATCTTACCAAGTTGTTATTGCTACTCTTTTCCACGTATTTGTGGCAGTGCATACGTAAATATAATCTGTATCTGTTGCTATCATGCCTGTTGTACCTGTAGATGCAGCATTTGCAGGTGGAGTAGCCACTAATGTTAACGATGCTAACGTAACTGAGGTAGCTAAATTAGCTATACTCTTCGCTGTTGCTGATTTTGTAGGCGAACCAGTCGAACCTTCGTCAGAAAGTGTGATTAAATCACCTGATTGTGGTGAAACTGTTGGATATGTGTAAATTATCGGCATAAATATTTTCTTTATTTTGTTCTATTACTCTATATTTACACGTATTTACTCATTTTTACAAAAATAACCACTTTTCACAGTGTGACAAAAGCCCCTTACCAATATACTAGGTACCTAATGTCACCCTTTTTTAAAAAAACTATTAGAAATATAGAACTATGGGGTTGCCCCCCTCCCTCCCCAATTCTTTCCAAAACCAAATTGACTTTTTTTTTACCGGGCCCCCTTTGTTTTAGTTTTTCATTTTCATATATATTCAATTTTCCTCGTTCGTTTGATCTTTAGCCCCTCCCCCCGGCCCCCTCTTCATTAACCTCATCACATCCTGTCTAGATCTTCAACTACTTATCACATACTAAATACGACCTGGCCAAGATAATATCTATATAACTAATCAATTAAACCTCATCACCATGACTACTCTTTATCCTTCTGAAATTGCTAAGCAACACCTGTCTAACCTAGGTCTTCAAGATCTAACCAGCTTCACTGCTCCCCAACGTGCTGAATTCTGGGCTATGGTCAATGCTGAGTATCAATCTCAGTTTGACAATCACACCACTTAATTTTTTTCTACTAATCAATAAAACTTAAACAAATGAAATATTTAAATTTAATCTCACTAATGTTAATAACTACAATTATATCTTTAATAACTTATAATGTAATTGTTCACGGCATTGTCAACTATGTATCATTCAATGGTATATAATCACAATGTAAAT